AAAGTAGAGACAATAACCATCGGGGTTAGTATCAAGAAAATTCTTAACCACAGCGAGAGAGAAGAAAGTCTTTCCAGTAGAAGACTCTCCAGCAATAGCAGTAATCTTATTGCCAGATACACCCCCAAATAAACTACCCGAACAAAGTCCATTAAAAATGTACGAACCTGTGTCAACATAAGTTTCAGTTTCATCAATGTCTGATGCTAGTTTAGTGAAGTCATCACCGATTTCTTTAACAATATCTTTAAGAAAATCCATCTTCTTTTCCTCTAATGTTTATGTTCCAAGACCATATTTTATTATACAAGTGTTTGATATCTTCGTCACTATGAACATTTGGATCTGTATAGCGACGACTCAAAACACTAAGCAATAATCCAATCTCATCATTATTCAGTTTTAAATGCATTATACTACTACCCAAAGAAAGATGCAAGAGAAGATTTCTTTTCAGACTGCCAACCAATGGTATTTAAAATAACTTTAACTGGTTCCAAAAATCCTTTCTCAAACTGCAAATCGTAATCTACATACCTAGTTATACCAAGTTCTTTAGGGAAATCTTGAATAAATGAAATAACATTTTCAAACAATGGATTAGGTTTTTTCAAATAACAGAACTTAATCTTTTCTCCATTTTGAATCAAAGAATACTTCTTAGTCAATCCATTCTTTTCAATGTGATGATTGAATAATAGTGCTCCCCTCACATGAATAGGAGTTCCTTTCTGATAGATTTGAAAAGATGATTTCCACTTTACTACATCGGAAGCAGATCGAGGAAAAGAAATCTCTTCTGGAGAAAGACTATTAAACTCTTTTCTACATTTAGCAATAAACTGAATCACATCATCTTCAGTACCACTCATCATTAGTTTAAGTGCATCCTTAATCATCTTCCTACAAGGTGCAGGTGTTGATGATTTTACTGCTTCGATTCCCATCATCTTAAGTTTAGGTTCAGTATATCGAACACCTTCACTATCCCAAACATTCATGATATAACGCTTCTTTGCTGTCCAGATAGCACGATCAGCAATATTTTCACGTTTCATCTGCATTTTCTGCTCATAAGCATTCATGTATTGCGCCAGTTCTTGGTAAGAACTTTCAATATATTTTTCAAGTTCCACCTTAGCGACCTTATCAAGGAAGTTGACAATGCTTTGAGTAGTTTTCTCTCTTGTGGCGTATACACGTTCAACCAAAGGATCCATATGGATATAGATAGAATCAGTATCAGAAGCAATAACATAATCAATATCCTCAGTTTTTAATACACGATTCATATACTTGTTGATTTTATCTTCAATCCAGCGAATCGCAACTTGCCCAGAAAGAGTAATAGCTTCTGCATTTGCTAGTTTGTAATACCTGAAGTATTGATTACCAATAGCACCATAAGCAGAGTTAAGAGAAATCTTTTTCGCCATTTGAATGTTGTTACATCTGGCGATCTCCTTTTCAAGTGCTTTAGTAGGAGTCTTCTCGTACTCCTGCTTTGCGGCAAGCATTTTCTTTTTGAAGATAACACGGTCTCCATACATCTTCTCCATTAGTTCAGGAAGAACACCTTTATAATCTTTACGGTACATTGCACCATTAGGACATACCGCATACTTATTGTATGGTGTTAAATCAACCTCCTTTTTTAAAATCTTTTCAACAGATACACAAGGACACCTCTCTTCAACCAAAGTCTCTGGACTAATATTTGATTGCATAATCAAATGCGGATATAGAGAGTTTAAGTCAAAGTTAACAATCCAATCATAGATTCCAGGAACTGGTTCTTTTACATATGCTCCAGCATATTTCCCGTCTTTGTGAGACTTATCTTTAGGTGGAATAACAACGTTACGCTTCTTCAGGTAGTTGTAGATAATACTATCCCACATACGAACCTGATAAAATACATCTCCAAAGTTAACCTTGGCATCATATGCCATAGTTAGTGCAAGTTCAATAAGTTTCATCGTGTCTTCCAGACGGTCAACAAGTTCCACGTCAACGATGTTATACTCTACAAACTTTTGCCACCCATTAGTATAGAAATCTTGAAACGTATCAAACTCAGAGTGATCTAGTTTCTTAGCACCAAGTTCTACACTAGCAATATGGTCAAGACGATATGATTCCTGTGCTTTATAGGTAAACTTTTTATAAAGATCAAGATAATCTAGTTGAGTGATTCCACCAACATCCATGGCAATATTTTGCCTGTTATTGATAAAGACTTCTCTTCGACTAACCAGACCCCAAGGAGAAAATGCCTTTGCCCTCTTTTCTCCAAGAACTTTTTCAAGTCTAGAGTAAATGAATGGGATATCGAAAAACTGAACATTCCATCCAGTGATTACTTCTGGAGTAGAATTTTCCCAAACAGAAAGAAAATCATTTAGAAGATCATACTCATTGTTAAACTGTCGATAAGATACATTCTTTTGTTTATTATCAAACTTACCATTACCCCATGTAGTGATTTGTTTTGTTGCATAGTCTTGAATCGTAATCAAAAGAATCTCTTGGTCTGCAACCTTAGGATCTGGAAACCCATTCTCAGATCCTACCTCAATATCCAAAGTCACAAGTTTAATTTTGGTAATGTCAAACTTGATTTCGTCTTCTGGATATTTGTCTGAGATATACTGATAGATATATCTATCATTACCATAGATCTTAAATGCATCAACATTTTCATACTTAGAATAAAATTCTCTACAATCTTTTACTGTCCCTGGGTTAACAGGTTCAACATATTCACCTTCAAGAGTTTTATATTTTGATTCTTTATTAGACTTGATATAAAGAGTAGGAAAATACTCCTCTTTAAACATAACATGATTTCCGTTTTCATATCCGCGAACAAGAAACTTGTTGCCGATCATTTGAACGTTGGTATAGAACTTCATTTAATAAGGTTTTGGTATTTTTCTAAAATCGTTGGTTTTGGATCTGCCATTGTTAGGATTTTATCTGAATGAATTTTATATTCATTTGTTGTTGTAAAATCAATCAACCACGGACTCAAGGTCAAATCATTTTTATCCAAAAGAAATGGTTCAATCAGTTTACAATCGGGTTCACCAATACCTGCCCCAACCTCTTCAATTTGGGATATCAGAACTTGATTGTTCATCAAGACCAAAAGTTTGATTTCCATTTCCATACACTCCTTTTTCGTAAATATTTAATAGATTTTCAATAGGATTTACTTGCGTAATGATTTCGTCCAAAGGAACTGAAATAATCCTATCTCGGGTGAGAGGAATCCAAGGGGTGATTCCAATCTTAAACTCAGTCTCTGTTACCTCTTCATCAGTAGGTTTCTTTTGAGAAAACATAACCAAAAAAGGTCTGTCTAGGTTATACCCGACAAGCACACCGTCTTGACTAATCATGTCCATAACATTGGCAATCACTTTTTCACCAGACCGCATTGCACATAGTTTGATAGCCATAGTCAATCATTATCCTTACCTAAGGATTTTAGCACAAAAAAATGGGAGGTGTCAACTGGATTTTGCCAGTTACCTCCCGTGGCATAGCGCCAAAGATATTCAGTTTTATTTATTTAACTTTTGGCGTTAGTTTATATGCTCCGAAGATAGCAGAACCGAGTAGTGCGAAGGTTGCGATGATTTCCATATGTGTTCAGGATGTGTCATGGTAGTATTGGCGAGAGAACCATCCAACTAAAAAGAGTTGTAATGGATCCAAACATAAGAGTGGTGATTGTAAAGTTCATTTCCATCCTCCTTTGTTTACATAACTATCTATAGTATATTGTATCACTACGAACATTTCTGTATCAATCATAACCTAAATCTAAACAAAATGTTAAGGATTACAGATAATCTTTCCTTCGATGCGCTTCTGGAATAACTTTCTTAAGGACAACTGTCAGAAGTCCATCCTCAAAAGTAACTGATCCAACTTCCGTATCTTCAGCGAGTGCCCATGCTCTAGCAAAAGACCGTTGAGCCATACCTTTGTAGGCATAATCGACTTTTTCTTCCGAATTTTCTTTTTTGCCTTCAATAAATAGTTTTCCGTTTTCTGTGTAGACATCTACTTCTTTACGTTTAAATCCTGCTAATGCAATTTCAAGTTTAGATTCATTATGATTTATATTAATAAGATTATAAGGTGGGTATTTAAAAGTTTCTGAGACTGAAAAAATGCGATCAAAATAATCTTCCATACCAATACTATTTCTGTGAATCCTTTCCATTAGTTGGTCAAGATTTGCAGCATTGTACTTTGTAAGGTTATTCATCTGTAGCTCTCCTAAAAGCGAGATTGCGTTTTGTGGACCCCGAAGGCATCCATACATATTTATAACATAATACAAAAAAAGAGGCAAGGTGATAACCGTACCTCTTTATAGGGTGTTCCGACTTTC